AGTCACAGCACCGATAGTTTTGATATGGAGAGTAGAACCACTACCAAAATCGCTTACGTTGCGATAGAAGGTAGAGGGAAGAAGGCCGTCATTGAGGTTGCGAAGAATAAAAGCAGAATACTGTTCGCTTTCAATGAAGGCAGTGGAATTACCACGATTTTGACTCATTGTTTTCCTTTAACTGAAATGTTTGAAGAAGACCTTCGGATCGGTTAGATCCGCAATAGAAAGTCCATTGGCAGAAAGCTCTTCAAGCATCTTGGAGGAATTCTGTTTCTCCGTCACCAAGTCTTGATATGTTGCTCCCAGCAATGCACCCTTGTTAGCTTTCACGTAAGACTCAGTAGGAGGGGTGTAACCAGCCGTATTAGTTCCTGATGTAACAGGAGGCTTGTACCCGCCCTGACTAGAGGTAATACCTAAAAGACCAAGAACAGCTTGGGGAGACTTAGAAGCAAGTTCATTAACTTCTTCAACGCTCATACCAAGCTCTTTAGCCTTACCATAGAAAACTTCTTCAGCTTTGTCACCAAACTTACTTTGAACCTCACTAACAACTTTAGTGATGTTCTGTTGACGACGGGCTTGAATTTCTCTTTGAGTAAGGGTTCTTTCTAGCAATTCAGTGAGAGTCGATTCGTCAAGAACAGGCTTTTGGGTTTCCGTAGGCTGTGCTTTAACAGAAGCGGACAATGTTTGTACGGTGCTCTCTAGTTCCTTTACACGCTCAACTTGCAGCTTTAACGCCTCATTATCAGCTTTGAGAGTCGCAATCTCGCTCTTCAACTGACTGATGAAGGTTTGTGCATGTTGAAGTCCTTGCAAAGCAGTAGGAACATCTTTGTACTTACGCTCACCTTGTTCATTCGTAACCATCCCCAGAAGGTCTTCAAAGGAAGGAGTGCTTTGAACAGTAGTAGTAGCAGGGGTTTCCTGCTGAGGATTTTGATTAAAGATAGTCTGGTCAGACATTAATATACCTAATTAGTAACCCTACTGGTGCACATTATTAAGAGGTGTGTAGAGTGTTTTACTTATATGGCTGAGTAGGAAGGGATCGAACCCTCGACCGGATGGTTAACAGCCATCTGCTCTACCAACTGAGCTACTACTCAAAATTTGGTGCTTCCTGAGAGATTCGAACTCCCGACCTACGCATTACAAGTGCGTTGCTCTACCATCTGAGCTAAGAAAGCATGAGAACGCTAATATACTTACGCAGAGATTAACGTCTTATTAATTCTTGGAGCGTATAGAGAGATTCGAACTCTCTTCTCTTGAGTGGAAGTCAAGAATAATACCTATATACTATATACGCTATAAAGAGAAAGATGAGAGAGAATTATAGTGGAGTATATTTCTCTCATCATCTATTCCATAGTATACTATAGACTCTTCTTTTTAGACTTACACTAGCAAAGACATTATTTCGTGCAAAGCACGTTCATATCCTACTGCGTCAGCTTGTTTAAAAGCCCAATTAGGAGAGTCATAGCCGTCTTTACTGCGTGCGTCTGTGCGTGCTGCGTTTACCTTCTTCTCACAAATCTTAACTAGCTGTTCACGCAGAAGAGGACAGGAATTAAAATCTTTCTCCAACTCCTCTTTTTGAATATTTGTTAGACCTGCTTTAAGAGCTGTTTTCATTGCGTGGGTGCCATAGCTACGCCATCAGGACCAATAGATTGCTCCATCTGAAGGTCTTCCATAGCCTGATTAGCAAGACGTTGAGTTTCTTGTTGTTCAAAGACAGCAATATTAGGTTGGAACAATTGATAACGAGAGAGACCAAGAACATCCTCAACAAGTTTAGATAGTTGCTTAGTGGAGAGGTGTGGCGTAACCAACTGCCCAATCTGCGTACTAAACAAACTATTCAAATTTTGAACCAGCTGAGCTTGAGCTGCATAGTGGCGTGCTCCGATAGGACGAAGTTTACCAGAAGCAGTAATGTCTTCCTTAGTAATTGTGAGGAACGTCTGAACACCTAAATCATCATCCATAACACGGATAACATCTGCCACATCAAGATTACGTCTAGCAACCTCAATCATAGCGTTCAGGGTGGGCTCAAGAGCTTCCATCTCAAAGTTGTTCACCTTCTCTTGGAAAATGCGTCCTGCGGCGTTCTGAAGCTGTTGCACTTCAAATGCAGTCTTTTCACCAGGAGTGCGGATACCCATAGCTTCACTAGGAGCACCTGCATATTGTTCCATCAGTGTGGTGATGAAATTGATTTCGTTGTTAGCCTGAATTACCCATTGAACGTTCTTAGCAAGTTCTTGTACGTCCCCTTCAGCGTCAATATGAATCTCAACACCAGGACCATACACAAACTCTTCCACCTCGCCGATCACTTTAAGCGGAGGATGAATGGACAAATCCATAGCATCGGCTTTAAGGTTCTCAATGTGGTCAATTCGATATTGCATACCAACCAGATTTTCAAGAGGACCCATTGCCCAAAGATTATCAGGACGAAGGCGCCATCCAGCATGGTAGATAGGGGTGTGCCCAAGCCAAGAAGGAATCTTACGCTTACTGATGACAAACGCTCTATCAATAATTGTAATTACAACACCCTTCTCAAGTTGTCCAGTGGCGTTGTTATGAAGGTCTCCCCAGAACTCAAGAATTTCCACAGAGTTGCTTTGAAGATAGTCGTAGAAGTTTCCAAATCCGTCGATTTGAAGGGCTTCAGCCTTGTCTGTAGTGTCTACCCCATACGCACCAGAAGAAATCAACTGGCGCTTGTTTAAAGCGGTTTTGAGGTATTCATTATCAGGTTCACTCTCTGCCATCAACTTCAACTCACCAACAGTTTTCAAAGAGCGAATGATTTTATAAGAATCTTGAAAGTTATTAGCTAGGGGGTTGAAGACAATATCAAGAGGACTAATCCGTCTAGCAATAGGGCCAATGTAATCTACAATACGATTTCCACGTTCATCTTCCCGATAAGACGCTTCAAAATCAACAGTGAGAAAGCAATTACCATAATCAATGTAATCATACACAGATTTACTGATTTCTGTACGGAACTTGCTTTCCCGTGTCTTATTAGCCATGTACGACTCAATGGCTTTAGACTTCTTCACCATAGCCCCATCTTGCGTATAAGCTTCCCAACGAAGCCATTCATCATTAGGGAAGAGTGCAGAGATGTAGTTGGAGTGAAGATTGTCACGAATCTGACAGAGCTTAGGAAGTGTGGTGCTATTCTTCCAAGGAAGCTTCTTATTTGTTGTGGTTGTTGTATCTGTTGCAAAGATGTAATTACGAAGTTCTTTCCATCGCTCGATTTGTTGTCGTTTGTTAGAGTTAAAAACAAACCATTGATTAGCAATGAACTTAGCCTCGTCATCACGAGTAATCACTTCTAGCGGCTTATTGGCCATTTATCACCTATATACAATTCCGCCAAAGCGGGAGTTAAACTGAACGACATTAGAAGGACGATCTTCTGACTGTCTTGAACGTTTGGGCTTTACAGCAATCTCTACAGCAGATGCAAGAGCGTCTTTCACGTCATCGTGTTGAGGACGGGCGAGAATAAGTTCTTCTTCAAGAACATCAATTAGTCCGCCTTTAAAGTGCCAAACTTGCATATTGTCATAGCGATGCTCAAGTGCAGCAGCAATACGTTCTTCTTTACTTCCTTCACGTCTGTTAGGACGATATTCATCAATGGAAAGGCTAAGCCCTTCTTCTCTCATACGATCTTTTAGGTCTCTCACAATCACTGTTTGAGCAACCGTCACTTCAGCTCTAAGCTTTCTAAATTCCCATTTAGCGTGGAGTTGTGATAAGTGGTTGAAGTATTCAGAGATTTTATCAGTACGAAAGCGATCAATATCGAGGACATAAATATAATTGTCTTCATCAACACCAATCACCACAATTGCAGTGTAATCGCTCTTCTTTCCAAGTGAGAAAGCAAAGTCGATACTTGCATATACATTAAGCTTTTTACGCTTGAAATACCAATTACCGTTTTCCTGTTTCAGAAACTTCTTGTCGTAGTATTGGAACTTGTCTCTGTTGATTCTATTAGAACCAGGATCGTTAGGGTTGTTGTAGTATTGAGCGTGAAACTGAATTCTATCCGAGTATTCTGCTCTAATTCTCGACAACACTCTATTATCAAATCCAAAAGCTTTTCCATCAGAACGGATCGCTCTAGGCCAGAGATATACACCATTATCCTCGACAGCATACTCCATGATTTCCCAAACAGGCTTCTTGTCGATTACATCTCCATCATCATTAAAGAGTTCGTATTCCTGTGCTCTCCATGTAGCATAAATGTCAGATGGATGATATCGAGTACCACAAGCCATTGTAAAGCCACCAGCATTACGAACAGAGGTGAATTGAGAAGCCTTCTTACTAACAGCTTCACGACCATCTTCTGTATAAGCGTTCTCAGGAACCACCAAATCGTCTGCTACTACAATATCAGCGTGCCAGCCTGTAGTGTTAGTGGTGAGACCTGCTGTAGCCACTGTAGAGTCTCTAATGCCTTCTTTCTTACGAATAGGATGGTCAATAGAGATTTTACGCTGACTCCAACTTTCTCTAAGCCCTTCTTGAGGATTAATGTATTCAGGGAAATAGCGTTGATAAACTGTAGAGCCAAGAATATTCTTGATTGCAAAAAGCTGTGTCTCTGCTAGCTCAGCAGTAGCAGACACATAAAGAATAGTTACTTCAGGATGACGTGTGATAATCCATGCGCACCAAGTAGCTACCATATGACTCTTCAGGTGCGCGCGAGGAAGCATAATAAGCTTGTTACTGGTAATGTCATCTCCTCTACCATAAAGCGTATATGTCTGCATCCATTGATAAAGCTGTTTATGAATATCCCCGTAGATGTAACCTGGATTAACAAGACGAGCAAAGAAGAATAAATCCTCCTTTGCTGTCTCCCTAATTTGCTTAGCTTCTTCGGGCATCTTCTCCAGCTTTTTATAAGCTAGTTCGAGCCACTCTTCCATTCACTTCCTCGTTACCAAACGACTCCCAAATAGGAATCCAAATACAATACCAACAGCATCAGCAGCAAGCGCTAGAACGCCCTCAGTGACTCCGGGAACATAGAACACTACTACCCCCGCAGCAATCACAAATAAAGCTGCTACATAGCGGCTAGAGGCCCTCAAATCGATTACCCACTGACTTGGAGTGTCCAAAGACGAAATAGCAGCAATACGTGCTGTCTCAGCCTCTTGGAGCTTCACCTCATCATCAACAGTGCGAGGAACAATCCCTCCAATCTTCCTATCAATGAATCGCTTCACTGCCTCTACAGAAACAGGAACTAACGCAGCAACAACAGATTCAAGAATCATTTATATACATTCCTATCAAGTTCAAAATGAGGGCCATCCTTGAAAGTTTTCCAGTCTCCTCCCCATACAATAGGAATATTTAATTCTTTAGCTGATTGTTTAAACGCTTTAGCAATCTTATCGTATAGAGGCCAGTCCCATCGAACAGTTCCTCCAACAAGAGCTACAACATCTACAGCGTGTCCTGTAATGTGACGGCTATTAAGTGTTTTAGATGCTCCTTTATTAACAAGTTCTGTTTGACGCTGTTTAGATCGTAGTCCTTCAATCACTCTAAAGTCAACAGTGGTAAGAGAGATTGCTCTCTCTACCACTTTAACTAGGTCTGGATGGACACCTTTAAGATTGTTTTTACTTACAGATCCTAATACAAACACTACCCTTCTCCAAAGAGACGTACAACATCTCCTCCATATTCTTCAGCAATCTTAGATTGGAATGCCTTTTCACGCTCAACTTCAGCCTTGCTAGGTCGTCCAGCTTGACGCTTATCCCACCCTTTGTCAATGAAGAATTTAGCAGCTTGGAAATTCCCTCCTTTAGCGCTAGCAAGAAGAGCCTTAACACCTTTAGCACGCATTTTGTATTCAAGTTCTTCACGCCACTCCTCGAAATGTTTAGCAAGAATCTTGTTTTCATTCATGCGTTTCCAATGACGCCAACCTAGCAGATATGTATTAGCAAATTCATATTCAGTAGGATCTTCCATTTCTAGATAAAGACGCTTTAGACTTGGCAGTAGTCTTCCATTGTAATTAAAGTC